CAAGTAAGTCTCTGGTCGTCAAGGGAAACTGCGAACACGCGTTGATCCTTCCAGCCGTCGCGCTTGACCTGTTCGGGGTTGCGGCGCTCGCCGCCATAGCCACGGGGAAACCGCCTCATTGCAGGCCCCCCTTGGTCTCCAGCGCCCAGAGCAGGATCGCGATGGCGTCGGCCTCGTTGTCGTCGGCGGGGCTGAAGCCGCGCGCCCGGGCCGCGGCGATCATCGCCTCCTTCGGCGCGTTGCCCTTGCCGGTGGCGTGGCGCTTGATGGTGCCGACCGGGACGCCCTCGTAGGGAATGCCGCGCAGTTCGGCCCATGCGGTCAGCGTGGCCATCAGCCCGCCATAGACATGGGCCGCATCGGTCGCGGCATGGCGACGGACCTCCTCGAACCAGATGGCGGCGACGGGTCCGGACAGCCGGTCGATCTCGGTCAGCCAGTTGGTGAAGCGGAGATACCGCATGCCGCCACCGTCGAATCGGCCGGGGCGGAAGGACACCGTGCCGGAGGTGATCAGCCCGTCGATGCCGTGCAGCGCCCATCCCGTCGTCGTGCCGAGGGCGAGCGCCAGCATCGCGCGGTTGGCCCGGACAGCGGGCGGCAGAACGGGGATTGCCTCGCGGCGGTGTGTAGCGAGAGTCAGGTCAGCCATGGGTGGTCTCCTCTTCTGGTTGGCTGCTCGGGTGGAAGACGACGGCGGTCTGGTGCTTGGCGGTACGGGGCCGCCGTCGTCGGATCGGAAGGTTGGCGGGTGGGCAGGCCTCGCGCGCGAAACCCCTGGGGGTGGGCGTGGGAGAACCCGCCTGCGGCGTTCTCCCCCACCCCCGTAGGGGGTGGTTTCACCCCCGAAACTGGAAAACCGCATCAACACACTGACGGGAATAGGGAATTCCAGTTTCGGGAATGCGCTTGCGCCTGACCCGGCCGAAACTGGTTGCAGCGTAGCCGTTGCGGCATCCGCGCAATCCTGCGGGGGCAGTTTCGGAAACGGGCCGAAACTGGCCACATCGGATGCATGCGGGTTTCCGCGCAATAGTGGCGGGGCAGTTTCGGCAAGGCCCCGCATCTGGCTCAAACTGGCCCCTGCGCAATTCTGCGGGGAACGATCTGCAGGGGCGATCATGGCAGTTCCCCCTCCGGATAGACCCAGACATGCGGGTTCTCGACCTCGAGCAGCGCCCCGGTCTGCGGCGATTTGTAATGGGTGGGCAGCACTGCGATGCTGGCGAGGGTGACCTCGCCGGTCGCCGGATCGACATCCTCGCCGCCCGTGGGCATGACCATCCCCTCGACGCAGAGGTATCCGAAGCGCGACCGCGACGGCCCAAGCCCGTAGGGGACGCCGTTGCGGATGAACTTGATCGCCCCCTTGGTGGCTTGAACGGCGATCCGGTCGCGGATCGTGTCCTTGCCGCCCAGACCGCCCTTGTTCTCGAAGGCTTCGGCAAACTGATTGATGGTGTAGAGCCGCCCCTCGGCCGCCTCCTCGATCAGGATCGAGAGGATCACGTCCCGCTTGCGATCGCGCTCGGCGTCATGCTTCGCGCCGACCTCGGGGCGCACGAGCCGCTCGTTCATCGGGTTGATCTCGACCCACTTGCCCTTGACCTTGTCCACGAGCTTCGCCGGCAGCGCGGGGCCGTTGCGCAGCTCGATCTCGAGGCGGCGCTGGGTCGACTCCTCCTCGGGCCGGTGGAGGATCAGGCCGGTGGTGTAGAAACCCCTGAGCGCGCTGGCGCCGGACAGCGCAAGGAACGGATCTTCCTTCACCTGGTGCTTCGAGAGCTTCTTGGTGTGGTGGACGAGGATCACGCCGCAGTCGGGATTGACGTGGTCGCGCAGCACCTCCACCCGGTCCTTCAGGAAGAACATCATCGCGGCGTTGTCGTTTTCGCCTCCACCATCTGGCCCGCCGTCGAAGAGGTTCCGGATCGGATCGATGCAAAGGATGTCGAGCGGTTCGTCGGGGAATGCGGCCCTGATCGCCTCGGCCACGCGGGCGCTGCCCTCGGCATCGAGCAGCATCCGCAACTTCGGCGTAACGATCAGGTTGTCGCGCGCGGCCGCGATCAGGTCCGCCGGCAGGCCGATCTGCTGCATTCGTTCGCGCAGGTAGTGATACTGGATCTCGGCCTGCAGGTAGAAGATCCGGAGCGGCCGTGGCGGAGTGAAGCCGAGGAAGGGCACGCCCGCCGCCATGTGCACGAGCAAGGCGATCAGAAGGTCGCTCTTGCCGACCTTGGGCGCGCCGCCCAGCACCAGAAGCCCGCCCGGTGTCAGCACTCGCGGGCCGATGATGTCGTCGGGCATCGGGCTCGTGTCGTCCAGAAGCGCGCCCAGCGTGAAGGTCGGCAGCTCGGTCTGCGCTGGGGCCGCGCCGTCGAGGCGGATCAGCGGCGGGCCGTGCCGCTTGATGTGCAGCTCCCACAGCCGGTTCGTCTCGCGCTTCAGCCGGTCGAGCGGCCAGGAGGGGCGCAGCATCGCGGCGTTGTAGCCGCAGATCGCCGTCCAGCCCTCGTCCATCGACATCCGGCCTTCGTGGACCAGCCGCAGGAAATAGCCGATGGCGGCCGAGGCGCCCTCGAAGCGGGACCAGTCGTCCGTGCCGCCCTCTTGCACGGGGGTCACCAGCACATCCTCGATGGCGGGTTTCTCGCGAGGCTCCGCCGTGGCCATGCCGACGCCGGGCATGGGCGGCATGTCGGCGACGCGCTCGGCCATCTCCGCGAGGTCGACCTCGAGCGCGGTCGCCTCGCGGATCTGCACAAGCCGGGTGAGCCCGCCCTTGTGATAGACCGTCCCGGGCACGCGGATCGGCTGGTGGGCCGAGCGGAAATGCGTGTCGCCACCAACTTTCAGCGCGATCTCGCCGCGCAGCTGGCAGAGCCGGGCAAGGTCCGCTTCCTCGACGGGCTCGGTCAGCTTCCACCAGACATGCAGCTTGGTCGCGCCCTCGGGCGTGCGCCCGCCGCTCTCGACGATCAGCGTCGGTCGCCCGAGGTGGTGAACGAGATGATCGAGCTTGGCCGGGATGTCGCCCGAGTCGAGATCGACCACGAGGCTCTGCATCTGAAGGACGTCCGCAGCGCGGGCCTGGCCCGTTTCCGCAACCGTACCGGGGATGACGTAGACCGCCGCGCCCTCGCGCGCGGCCCAGCCGGCGAAGGTGGCGAGCTTCTCAGGCGCGGTGGCGTCCGCGTCGATCCAGATGTTGTGCGGCCGGCCGTCCTTGCCCTGACCCTTGTCGACGAAGCCGCGGACCGGAATCAGGCCCTCGGAATAACCGAAGACGAGATCGACGAAGCGCGCGATCTGGTCTGCGTCCGGTTCGACGGCGAAGGGATCGTACAGCGGCGCCGCGTCGTTGAAATCGCGCCAGGGGTTGAAGTGGATGATGTTGTCGTCGCTCATGCCGGCAGCCCCCAGCAGCGCTCGGCCCACGGGCAGAACCGGCATTCGAAGAAGTCGCGATTGGCGGCGATGCGCGGGAGCAGCTCGCCCGCGTCGGTCGCCCGCAGGATCCGGACGCCGCGGTCCGACATGCGCTGCGCGAGGTCGGCATCGAAGGGCACGAGCTCGTGGTGCAGCTCGGCCGTGTCCTTGTTGATCGCGGTGAACAGCGCGGGGTTCGCGCTGATGCCCGGCACCGTCGCTTCCATGTAGGCCTGGTAGAGCGCGATCTGCGCGGCATAGACCGGCTTCGCGACGGTCACGCCCTTGGCCACCGTCTCGCGCCAGTTCTTCGCGTTCATCGTCTTGCACTCCCAGAGCGCGGGGGTGCGCAGTCCAAGCGCCGCTGGGGCCTCGGCGACGATCCCGTCGACATGGCCGCGGATGCGTCCGCCCGCGGCGGAGAAGCCGAATTGGCCACCGTCGCGCTTCTGGGTCACCAGATCGATCCCGGTCGCCCGCAGCCAGCGGATGGCAAGATCCTCGAGCTGATGACCGATCGCGAAAATTCGGAGCGAGCGGCCGGAGAAGTCCTGGCCCTCGTCCTTCGGCGCGCCCGCGAACTCGAACTGCAGCGCGCGTTCGCAGGCATGCCCCAGGCGGGACGCGCCAAGATAGGTTCGGGGCGGCGTGGCCTCCCGCTCGGCGATCAGCGCGGCGTCGACCAGCGTGTTGATCCGTTCGGCCATGGAGGGGCGCGGGTTGAAATCCAGCATCAGAATGGGATCTCCGCCTCGGCGGCGATCTCTGCCATCTCGACGCGGAACGCCTCGACGGTCAGGACGATCAGCCGGTGCATGTCGTTCTGGGTCAGCTGGCCCAGCGGGCGGTCCCAGCCGATCCGCTCCATCTCGGGGGCGAGCGCGCGCATGACGGCGGGCAGCGCCTGGGTTTCCTCTTCGGTGAAATCGACCATGCTCAGTCCTCTTTTCGCTTTGCGGGTGAAGGCCGCCTGGCAGCCCATGGAGCAGAACCAGCGGCGGGTGCGGTGGGGCCGCGGCCGATGGGGATCGAACCAGCCGAAGCCGCGCGTGCGGGATGTGCAGACGGCGCAGAGCATCGGCCGCGGATGCCAGAGGCGATCACAGCCCGGTCGATCCGGAGCCTCTGCGGGCGGGGATGGGACTTGCGCGACATGGTTCACGCCGCCCTCCGCTCGGGCGCGGCCGACATGACGAGACGCCGGATGTCGCGCCGGTTGAACTGGAAGGTGATCAGCACCGAGGCGCGGTAGCGGGACAGCCCGTAATCCTGCCGCTGCGCGGGCGAGAGGTATTGCAGCTGCTTCTCGGTCGGCGTCTGCGTCAGCCAGCGCTTCGACTTGAAGGCGCTCTCGTCGCTCTCGTGTTCGTTCAGCCAATCGTCGGCCTGCGCGAGGCAGACCGTCCGATCCCCCACGCCGAGAAGGCAGGTCGGCTGCCCCCTCGCGCCGCCCACGGCATGCCAGCGACCATCCAGGAAGAACACGCCGCCCCAGGCACTGAAGCCGCTGGCCATCAGCGCAGCGTCGTCACCGAAGAGATCCTCCCAGACGAAACTCGACCGTTTCAGCAGGTCGATCTCGGACATCACGACGTTCTCGAGCGGCGTCGTCACGGACCCGCCTTGGAATTCGTAGCCGCAGATCGGGCACTGCCTTGACGCGAGCGGGATCTCCGCCTCGCATTCCGGACAGGTCTTCGTCGGGGCTTCGCCCGGTGTCGGATCGCGACCGTCGAGATCGACGTCCTGCTCCAGCGTGCCATGCGTCAGGCTCGAGATCCCGAAATCCAGCACGATGCAGTCTGTCTTCACCACGCCGGGATGCTCGGCCGGATCGACGGTGCGCAGGCCGCGCC